GGATAGGCGGCCAGTTCCTCAGCTTCGGCCAGGAGGTGAAAGTCGAGTCGATAGCCCGTCAAATGGAGGAGATCGACTTTTGCCAGTCGCGACCCGTCTTGACCAACACAGGCGGGGTGACGATGTTGCCTAATTGGAAGAAGATAGTAAGTCAGAGTACGTCAGGAGTCAGGTACTGGAGTGAGGCGAAGACGCGGGTCGACATGGCCTACAGCGTTGGGCAGTGCTTAATGGCCTTGTACCCAGGAATGCCGATTGTGCAGACATACGCAGCCAAGCTGTGTTCAGAGGGCTCTTTCAACCGCTCGATCATGGACACTGATTGGATGTGGAAAGTCTTGCCTACCGGCAGGGTGCGAGATTTAGGGGCACTGGGACCGGAACCCATTACTGGCGAGACCCGAGCGAGTTTCCATAGAGCCTATGGCATCGACGCTTTCCAACAGGAACTAATAGAGCGTCGGATCATAGACTGGAAGCTTCCTGTCGGATCGCATAGTTTGGGCCAGGTCGTTCATGGCGAGTGGGAGTGGGAACACTGCTCTTGCCATGACCCAGCGGGTTGGGTGTGACCCCCCGCACCTAGAGAGATGGCGCACGCAATGCTTTTCGACCTTTCCCCACTTTATGTGGAGGAGAGCGTCGTTGACATGCTTGCATCGATGACGATGGACGTAGACTCAGATGGCGGAGTGATAGAGGAGAATGAGTACCCGCGGCTTGAGGAAGTCGTGGGGCTTCGAGCGTGCCCACTGCAAGATTCGGAAGACCTTCAGGACCTTGCAAAGTACGGAGCTAGACTGGCCAGGCTTAGCAACCAGCTGGTCAAGCTCAGCTCGAGAGTCTCTGCGGCACTCACCAACGTGCGCAAGCAGGAGATGGACTTACTAGTCAAGTTGGCGCAAGCGAACCAAAGTAGGTGGGAGTGTTAGGCAGGTGGGTGGCAAGTCGTGCTGAGGGGGTGTGGATACCCCCAGATCACCAGAGTTGACAAACGCAAGTACGTCTGGTGGTGGGAGCTAGTATTCCTTCTGTTGGGGAACTGAAGGATGAACTCCTAGCTTAGGCATGGCTGTCACACAGCTACCCCCATGAGTGGCTTCGGCCGG